CATAAGACAATATCTTTATAGAAGATAATGATGTCCTATTCTGAGTTTTTTCTGCATCTACTACTTTCAACAAGTTCCAGTCTTGAAGTAATATTGCTATTGTATTTCTACGTTCAATATCACTTGTACTTATATTAGTTTCTTTACCATCCAAAGCAAATAGTTCTTTAAAATGAACCAAAAAATATCGACCTTGTTTGTGAAGAATGTGGCAAGATTGATAAAGGATATTATCTTTCTTTGAAGCCACACCAATTCTTGTTAGTGTTTCTTTAATCTTTAGAAAACTATCTGGTTCAGGAATCGTAATCTCAAGCATCGAGTCAATGGACCATTCCACGTATACAGTATAATCATTTTTATAATCCATCACTTTCCGCCCTTGTTTTGCTTTTCTCTGATATAGTTTAAGTCATCCTCGGTGAGGATATTTAGTACACTTTTTGCTTCTCGTTTAGAGTAACCATAAAATGTACATACATTTTCTAAGTCTTCTGAAACAGATTCTTTTGGAGCCCATTTTGAAAACCTTTTCTTTTTGCTTATACTATATAGTAAAAATGAAAACTGTTGTTGGTTAGAAAGATCAGGATATCTATTCATCTCATTCGCATACATTACTGTATCTGGGAAATAAGATAGACCACGATTCACTATAAATGACACATAGTCTTTATCGTTTTCTTTACGATCTTGAAACATATCCTCTTTAGTAAAGTTTATTGCATTTAGAAAGTCAAATGGTGTACTCATAATATAATCCTAATTTTAGTTATAATATATTATACTATAAAAGCATAATATTGTAAAGGTGTTCTACAGTTTTCACTTCTTATAAATAGTAATGTAAAAGGTGTTAGTCACGGCCTCGGAACCCACTAACTCTAATCATTCAACAATGGAAACCATTATGACCAGCACAAGTATATATTGCACATATCTAACTACCTATTCAGGTAATAAGCTTCCACCATTCTATATTGGTTCAACAAATGTCATTAAAATCAATAATGGCTATCGAGGATCTGTGGCCTCAAATAAGTATAAAGAAATTTGGGAATCTGAAATAATAACCAACCCGCAACTATTTAAAACTAAAATATTAAAAACATATGACACTAGGAAACTCGCCTATATAAAGGAGGAGTTTCTACATAGATCTTTAGATGTAGTTAGAAGCCAGTTACATATAAATGAAAGCTACGCTAATGGCAATTTTTGTGCTACCCTTGAATCTATACAAAAGGGAAAAGATACTAGAAAAAATAATACTCAAGAAAAGAAGAAGACTATAAGTAATAATTTAAAAGCATGGCATGCCAATAAAACGCTAGAAGAAAAAGTATTAACTATCAGCAAATTTTTAGCAACAATGTCTAATAAAATCCCCGAAGAAAAAATTAATAGGACTAAAAAAATGATTTCTTCCTATACGCCCGAGATTAGGCAAGCTGCAAACGATAAACAATCATTAAAAATGATAGAAAACTATAAAAATAAATCACCCGAAGAGATTGCATCTCACTACCTAAAAGTTAGTCAATCCCACCTATCGAGATCATTAGAGGAAAAAGAAAAATCTAACGAACAAAGAAAAATAACTAACGCTAATAAACCTGACATAGAAAAACAAGTAACATCTAAAAAACTTTCAGATAGTTCTAAAAGAATGCATGCAAATAGAACGGCAGAAGAAAAAATTCAAATAGCCTTAAAAACTAAAGAAACTAAGAAACGTAATGGTAATAATGTAGTTAAATCTCCAGAACAAATGGCATCATATTTAATAAACCAAAAACTAGCATATGATTCTAAAGACCAGTCAATTAAAGATGCTGAGAATAAACTAAGATCAGAATCACAAAGAAAAAGGCAACCCACTTTCCTATTTGTAAACGATTCTACGGTAGAATCGTTTACAGGAAAAACTATAGAATTTACAGAAAAATATACCTTAAACATAAATAGTGCAAAATCTACGTGGAGTCGAGATTCTACTAGATTGTACAAAGGGTGGAGAAGACTAGCGCCATTTGACCGATGACATTACTTCAGTTAAACAAGCCATAGTATTGATTTCTTGGTCTGTCACAAAAGCATTCTTATAACCATAATCTGCAAGTATCAATACTAATTGTGGTATGCTGGTTACTTCTATATATTCTACAGATTTATCATATAATCTCCTAAACAACTCGGTAGAATCTATATCAATATTAGTACCAACCCATTTTCTTACTTCAGTAAAGTTCTTTTCCTTCATCATTCTCAGTAGAGGATTGAAAGTCTCATCTGTAGCAGAAAGTAATATACCAGCATCAATCTTACCAGATACAGAATACCGTTGTAGTTCATTTAGTATTCTACGATAGTCTGGAAAGTGCTTAGTTACTAATTCTGCAACAACCTTCGGATCAAACTCTACATTTTCAGATTTAAGAATAGTTGCCGCACGTTTAAAGAATGAAGCAGCAATCTGTTGTTTATCTTTACTATCAATCTTAAACTCAATACAGGTACACCGACTGTGGATTGGTTCAATGAGTTTACTCTTAAAGTTACATGTTAGAATAAACCTACAATTTGCACTAAATTCCTCCATATAACCGCGAAGAGCAGGTTGGACTGATTGAGGATTCGCATAATCCGCTTCATCTATAATAACAACCTTTTTAGAATCGGTCAAAGATACAGTTGAAGCAAAACTTCTTACAGAAGTCCTCAACGTATCAATAAGCCTACCTTCTTCTGAGCCGTTAATCATTAGATATTCAGCACCAATCTCATTACATAATGCTTTAGCGATGGTAGTTTTACCTACCCCTGCTGTACCCGAGAATAAAAAGTGTGGTACTTGACCAGACTTAATAAACTCCTTGAAAGTTTCCTTCAAGGACTCTGGCAATATACATTCGTCAATAGTTTTGGGCCTGTATTTCTCGACCCAAAGAAATTGTTTATCATCTACATTCATAATATAATCCTCAGTTTATTCAAATATAGAATCTTGTTCAACGCCCACATAGTATTCTAGATCGGATCCTACTGCCTTAAATCTGGATACACGCTTTGATGATATGGCAACTTCATAATCTGTTTGAACGAACTTTAACATCTCTACTTTGAAGTTGATGCAAAAAGTAGAATCCGTATCACCAACATTCACTTCAAACGCATTACTTGTATCACTCTTTTTATCAGAAACAATTAACTTCAATTTACCATCAGATCCTACGAATGAAACATCTGGTGCTCGTAGTACAGAAGAAGTCTTTAATATCATTGCTAAGGTATCTGAACTAAGATTGAATGTAATCTCTGGATTTGGAAAAACAATATCTTTCTTAGGGACAGACAATACTGATGGATCTGCTGAGAAATATTTAATAGAAGTTACATCTTCTCTAATCCTAACAAACTTATCATTGAATTCTAAATCGGGATTGTTGAATAGTGATAATACACCTAAGAATTCATTCAAATCATAAATACCAAAATTCATTTCAAATGTATCTGGGATAGATACAGAAGAAAAGATTGTATTTTGTATGGATCTAGTCTTCAAAACATTACCGGGTGTGATAAGAATATTAGGACTGATTGTGCTATAGTTTTTTAGAATACCTATTGTTTCTTTTGATAACTTCATTTTATTTCCTCATTGTTAAACATCATAATTTTTTCTGCCCATTCTTCTTCGGTGTATAGATCTCTTTCTAACAAAAATAATGCATTGCATATAACAGACGCAAGATGATTTTCTCCAGTTTCTGGATCATTTTTTTCACCCATTTTCCAATCCCAGATATGTCGCATAAGAGCATCGAAATACCTATTCTGTGCGTCAGGAACATGTTTCCAATTATCCGGTTCATACTTTTTTGCTCCTATTGTTAATACCTGTACTGTCTTTTTTAATGCTAATGGTGGCAACAACCCATACATTGGCTTATTACCATCAAACTTTCTACCACCAGTAGTGGCAGTTTGGGATTCTCTTACTCTATCCAATTCGTATTTACAAGACTCACTCATATTATAACCTCACAAAAAACTATTATACTATACAACCCATAAATTGTCAACTTACTCAGAAGCTTGTTCTGTAATTTCTGGTTCAGTAATGATTTTATCAAATAAGTCGATGAATGCTAAACGTGTTGATTCATCAAATCTATTAACACATAGTTCTATTGATTTTTTCTTGTCTTTAAATATTGAAAATGATTTAACAATATGTATCAATCTGCGAGTAGTGATGTTCTCATCTATAGCGCCATCATCAAATGTCTTACGAATTGTATCTGCCCATCTAACTAAGTTCTCGGCAAATTCAGTATCTAAGCATTCAAATTGTGTCATTACATTAAGAATAATCTTTAACTCAACTGCTTGCCCGGGATAATCTTGAACCATTGTAACAGCAAACCGTTCAAGGAATGCTTCATTTAGAATGTTAGTGCCTATATAACGACCATCTTCAGAACCCTTACCTTTAGTGTTGGCAGTGGCAAAAATATTAAACCCTTCTGCTGGGACAATCATTTCATTCTTCAACTTAAAGTAGAATGGTTTTCCTTCTAGGATAGGTTGTAAACAAAGTAGAGTATTGGCATTACCAGCGTCTATTTCATCTAGTAACAATACATAACCCATTCTCATTGCACGGACAATAGGTCCTTCTACTATCTCAACATTACCATCTATTAGAGTTTTGGTACCAATCAACTGATCTTCATCTGTCATACTGTTAAGGTTGATTCGTATAATTGGGCGGTTCTGTTTAGCACATATTTGTTCAACTGTGGTAGATTTACCATTACCAGTTGGGCCATATATGTAAGTAGGATAGAAGATTTTAGATTTGATAACTTTTTCCACATCCTTATGAATACCAAAAGGAACATAAGTTACATCAGTAGGTGGGATTAAGGATAATGGATTTTCAGAAAACAATTCTTTAACTATGGTTTTCTTAAATGGAACCTCGATAGTATCTACAGTTTTTTCTGAAAGTATACCGTTGTATGATGGAAGAGCATACAAGCCTCTGGAAAGCTTGTTCTCCATAAGCATAATAGCTTTTGCCTTTGGTATCTTCTTAGCGGCGTTTAGTAATTGTGGTCTGGTGGCAGTCCCAGAAACTAAAGTGTCTGGATACATACTGTAAAGCATTTCAAGTATTTGGTTTTTCATAATATAGTCTCTTTGTTGGTTTATTCAATTTATGCTTTATTATACAACATATACCACTAGAATCAAGCAATTTTTCTAATAAATTTATCTAAAACTACTCGACTTGATTTCTTAATGTTTAGAAATTTACTAAAATGTTTCGCCATACTTCTTGAATTCATACCAGATTCTATAGCCATTTCTTTGTCTGTGCTAACTTTTGTTGAACTTGGTATAAAGTATAATTCATCATACTGTGAGTTCTCACAAACAAATACATTGTCAACTCTAATTGCCTTTCTAATTTTATCACAATAATCTTGTAGTAAGCCCCAAGTTCTATATCTACTATCTATCATATAAGTATCACAAAAATTATAAATATCCCTTTTTGAAGTGCTCGCTAAGTGGAAGCCAATAATTGGTATATTGTAACGATCTTTGATTATCTTAAGCAATGTTTGAGTTTGGTTATTTGATTCATCAGGTAAGTCATATGTCTTTTTAGTCTTTGTATCTCGTAATTTATGAACTTTATTACCAAATCCATAATTACTTTTAGCATCTATATAAAGCCTGTTGCTAATTCCATCGGTTAGAACCACTAACGATGTCTTTTCAATATTATTGTTTCTAGTAAATTCTTCGATATAGTTTACCATATATAATAAAGATACGTTTAATGGTGTATTGCCTAATCTATATCCAGGTGCATAATACCAAGGTTTAGAAAGTAAAGAACCAATCATTTTGTTGAATTCTGAATTAGACATTTTGTTGGAAAATAATTCTAATAATCTAAATTCATCACAATCTATAGTATTATTAAGTAGATTAGATTGGCGTCCACTAGCATAACTTGATGAAAAAGCTAAAACTTGATAAGATATACTAGATCTTTGACAAAACATTGCAAGGTTAATGACTTGTTTCAAAGTATCTGCCATAACATTAGCCATAGAACCCGACCAGTCTAACAAAAAGATCATACCATGATTTTTATCATCAGTAACGGTTGATATAGATTTAAACAAATTATCTGATATGGTGTGAGCATACAATTTATTGACATTAAGACCTCCAGTCCTTGAAATGGTAGTTCTGGCATACCTTTTAGCCGATTTCTTCATTTCAAATTCTTTAACTAGATAGTTCACATACTTAGAAGAACTTAATCTAAATTCTTTTGCTAATTCATTTTGTTCGGTTTGATAATTTGAACCATAATAATCTTTCACATATAGTTCCAAATCTTCCATTATCTTTTTGTAACTTATAATTGGTTTTATATAACCCTCGGCAGTATCTGTGGTATGGTTTATGATAGTTAAGTTAGTATCAGCCAAGTTGCCTAGATTATCATCAAATGCTTCTTGAGTAGTTACCTCTAAGGCTTCTTCCTCTTCTTTTAAATCTCTATCTTCACCTGAACCATTTGAATTATCTTCATTTTCCTTTTCACCGTCTGATTCTTCATCTGATTCACCATCAGTTTCTTCTGAATCTTCATCTTCATCGGAA